TCTCTCATCTGTTCTATTATCCAACAGAAACGACCGCGTATGCGTCACCCTATTGATGACGATAATGCTAATCATTTGTTTTAGATAATAGACTACCATTTGGACTACCAGCCTATCGGGTGAACAGGTCAAAAAAAACGTCACGAAAAAGATTTTTTTTAGATTCTTTTTGGGTCAGAAAACCAGCGAAAAAAACCGTCAAGAATAAGCTCCGTCATTAGGTCAAGGCAGCCTGTAATATTACAGAACTGTAATATTGCGTTGGCGTTTTACCCAATCATTTAGCGAATTTTAGTATATATTTTTTTTGCCTCTCATCACACTAGGCAAAATCCAAATTGGTAATCGATTTTAAATTATTCGCTATCTTTATCAGACTGATCTTTAGACATCTGCAGCAAGTACTCCATTTGAGAACCTTCATATTGGAACCTACCTAAATGAGTAAGCTCAATTGCGGGGTCGATCCAAATTTCCCCCCCAATTTTTTGCCAATATCTACAGAACCCGTAATCCTCAGAAAGAAATCTTTTAGTTTCTGGGTCAACATAAGAATTGAACAAAGCGTATGTATTGTCGCGTTCCTTATCTTTTATTGAGCCAGTGTCATCATTAAACTTTAATTCGGGATATGCTTCAAACATTTTTGTAAACACTTCGCGCTTGATTAACATAAAACCAGTACCAGCGTCGTAAACAGCCATACAGCCATTATCCATCTTAATTTTAGCCTTACCAGTCTTGTCAATATCTTTTGTAGAGACAGGATTTACAACAAAGCGAGTAGATTTCTTTGCAAGTTCATTTGGATCAACACCTTCTTTTGCAAATTTTGCAACTTTTTTCCAATTAATATCTTTAATTGGATAAGAGCCGCAAACTATATCTTTATCATGCCAAAGCATTTTAACGATGTCAGTTGGCGTCCAAGTAAGATCAACATCAATAAAAAGAAGATGCGTACACTGGGGATTTGACATAAACTTGGCTACAACATTATTACGAGCTCTGCTTATAAGAGAGTCAGAGATGGTAGTTGTAGCAAACTTTAAACCAATCTCTTTAAACCACATAATCGTCTGCATAAACTTCATGAAGAAAGGTTCGGTTAGTTGACGATCATAGCAAGGTAATCCAATCATTGGAAACCATTTGTTAACTTGATCGGGGGTAATTTCAATATTTTGTTGTTCTGTGCCTAACATATCTCAATATTATACATAAAAAAAAGGTGGGGTGCATTGCTGCACCCCACCTTTATGGTGAAAACTATCAAATGTTTTTATTACTTTTTAACAACAGTCTTGGTCGTAACACCAGTGACATCGCTAGCCTTGACAGCAACCTTTTCATTCGGCTTGCTGGCACGGAAATAGAGAGCCTTTTCCTCAGCCTTAAAACGAATCATAACGCGATAGCCAAACTTCTTGGCCTGCGCACGAATACGCTGTTGCATAGAGTTATAGGCATTGCCAGGAATAACATTGTCAATTCTAAACGATTGGCTAGTCTTGGCCGACTCGTGCAGGTTATTGATAATGCTTTGAAGCTCCTCAGACACTCGCCCAACGCGGGAGATTTCTGGGAATTTCTCAACCTTGGTCATATTGATAGTCATTTTTATTTCTCCTGTGGTTTGTGGTTTTTGGTTTATGTGGTCAACCGATGAGTCTGTCTCATCAATTGCGCTAGGGGACAAGATAGCACCGCCAGACAGGACACGCAACCCGATGGACAAGAAATTCCAAAAAAGTTTTTAGTTGGTCTGTTCTTGCGCCTGAACGCTCATAATTTTTTTAAACTTTTCGTTTTCAAGCCTAAGGATTGAAATTTCAAGATAAAGGTTACTGATTGTTTTCAGCAGTTCAGCAATCAATTCTTGAGGATTAATGTTAGGCTGATTTAGAGGGATTCCAACCATTTATCGACATCTACCTTTTTTTCATTAAAGCCAGGAGTGAACTGACTTAGATCTCTATTATACTGCTGAACTGTTCCAAATTCTGGCATATCTTCGTTAATTTCATAATATTTATCTGGATTTAGAATTTCTACTTCAATTTCAGAATTCATAGCTATATTTTGAACACAAACAAATACTGCACCAGTTACCGCATCAGCTAAGTCTTTTGAGCCAGAACTTGGGTGGTCAATTTTATTATTACCAAATAATTTTAATTTTAATAATTCTTCTTCTACCAATAACTCGTTCCAATACCCACGCATTCTACCATCATAAATTGCGGTCATTAAAGTATCATAATCTGTTTTTTTAACGCTGTGGAAATTTGCGTTTATACCTTGATTTCTTAGACTTTGAATCATCTCTACAGATTGCCAACGGTCAAAACTTACTTGACCTACATCGAATTTTCTACACAGATCAACTATCATTTGTCGAATAGAAGCAAAATTGATTTCTTCATTTGAGCCAGCTTGCCAAGAATGAACTAAATCAACATTAATTACAGGCAACTGCTCAACACCATTCAATGTTTTAACCTCTTTAAAACCAGAACAATGAACCATTGAAAGAGCTGCTCTATCTCGCTTTAACGCCAAGTCGACATGAATAAATCTAGTGTGACTATCATTCCCATTAAACCATCTTTGGTATGAGCCATCTTCGCTAATGGGATTGTCTCCATACATAAATGCTTTTCTCACTAAATCTGGATCTCTAAAAAATGCGTCTTCCATTGTTGGCGGATTGCACTCAAATCTTGACGCAGCCTCAATTGGATTTCTAATATATTCAGAAATCAAATCTTCTTTTTTAATAGTCGGATTAACTTCCCAAGTTGCGGCCTTTATGAACCAAGTTTTGGGCTCTTTTTTATCTTTTGCCCCGTAATAACGCTGCTCGATAAAATCACCTTTATATCTTGGGAAAGAAAGAAGAATAACTTTACCCACTTCTGGGAAGCGAGACATAACAGATAATTTGCTCATGTTATAAATACTTGAAGCCGACCCTTTTGCTCTTGTCTCTCCCTTTAGCTCGGCATCAGTTTTAAACGCTGCAATTTCGTCAAGAACAACAGTCATCACTTCATAACCCTCCCAGCCTTCACTTTCAGAATGACCTGAGAAACACCTTACTGGTCTAGAAAAGAAAAAGATTTCTTGCACTCTTGGTTCAAATCCAACCTCATTAAAGAACGGTGAGTTAAGCAATAAATTTTTTAGCGGTTCAAAAAAAACACGTTGCGCTTGCTGCGCATTCACTGCTAGATTTAGGAGATCAATATACACACCGTAAGCTTTACCGTAGTAATTCAACGGATCCCTAAGACAATGGAGTAAGTACGATGTATAAGCAATTGATATGCGAGAACAATGATCTTTCCCACTTCCTTTCCCCAGCATACAAATCACTTCATTGTCTGTATATTTCTTGTAATATTTACTACCATTTTCTTGCCCATACAAAGATATTAGTGTCTGCTCTTTAAAAATTTGTGTACTATGTTTTACTATTTCTTCTTGAATTTCAGAAAGCGGGGGAAGACCCAAATATTTTTTATCTTGGACAAACACTTGAATTGGCACGGGATCTTCTATAAGATCACCAGAACGCAAAAGCCTATCAAAATCTGTCAGTTCTAAGTTGAGACCCATAAAATCAGTCATTGCTTGATACCTCTAATTTTACACCTTTATCGCAGACAAAAATCCGTCTCATTACATAACTCATAAGCTATCGCCTTTCATAATATCAAAAGCAATTTGCAATTCTTTTCTTACTTCATCTGCAATATTTGGATGACGAGAAATTACATCACGCAAAACCCTAGACAAAATTTGATTAACACTTTCAGCTTTTTGCATTCGCGCAATAAATTGCCCATCAGTTTGACCGCCAGAAAGAAGTTTATGTAATTGAGCTTTTTTTGTAGCCAGCTCTCCAGCCAGCTTTAAAGCCTGAATGCGAGCAGGAACCATGCCGTGATCAGTAGCGATATTTACTGTTTCCCAAGCTTCTTTACTTAATTGCTCAAATTCTTGTAAAGCTTTTATTGTGTTAAATTGAACTTTTTCAAGAAAATATGGATCTTCATCAACCTGTTTTGCAATAATTTTTTTATATTCATTAATACCAACTTTTACTTTATCAACAGGGGAAGCCGTAAGGCTGGCAATTTCTGCATTAGAATACCCTTTTATATGCAAAATGCCTACACGCTCAGCGTACTTAATCTTGTCTATTAAATTTTCTTCTGGGACGTGTTCAAGATTTGTCATAATAATGACTACCTATATATTTTATCATATATTCTATAGGAATTTATTATTGGTCATCCGATTTTGGAAATCTAAGCTCTAGCCCTACAGCTTTTGCTTCTTTATCTAAATTATCATAATCATAACCATACATTTTTGTATATTCAACACGATAATTGAACCACCCTTGGACAGCTTTCCAGAATTTACTATCTGTATTTTTTTCAAGCTCAATAAGCTCTTCTGTTGTTAACAAAAAACTAAGCACGCCAAGGGGCATATACACTACCATATCATAACCTATATCTTTATCTTGTATGTATTCTTTTAAATAATCTTGAAATTGCTGCACAATTTTTCTAACACCGTCACCAGCAAAATAATCAATATTTCCCATAGCATTTCTAATTCTGGGGCAGTAATCGTCAACATGAGTAATGGTGCCAAAAGTTCTACATACCATTGGTCTATACCCATAAATAGTGCAGCCATTTTTATAGAAGGCACAATGTCTCTTTGTTACACCACCAATTTCCCAATCGGAATCATACATGGCTTCTTTAAGATCATTAACAATGTTTTCCATCCAATCATCAGCAATTTTTTGACCTTTATCTTCCAAAGTCAAATAATATTGCTGACGAAGACGAAAGGCAATATTTGCACATTCAGCCATGTGAATGTTTAAACCAATACGACAACAATTTCCAGAACCAAGACACTTATATTTTGTTTCATTTTGTTTTGCTTCAATAACGCGAACTTGATTATAAATCATGTCAAGTTTTGCAAAATTACTAATATCTTTTATAGATACACTTCTTCTCATTTTCCTAAAGCCTTCTTTCTATCTCTAATTCTTTTCTGCAATAATCTTTTTCTACGCTCAACCTCAAGTTGCTGTGGCGACTTTGGTCGTCTACGACTTGTTGCTGCTAGATTACGACCCTTGCCGCGATACTTCAGAAGATCATATTTTTTAATCCAGTTGTATACTGCCTGTGGAGTAACCACAAT